GTGCGCGCCCTCCAAGGTGGTATGACCCGAAGGGGTATGGTTACACAATTGTTACCCAATCCAATCCAAATCGCTTTCATCCACCCCGGTTGTCGGCCTCCCGAACCCGCCATCCTGCGTGGCTGTCTTACGATTGTGGCACCGAGCACACAACGCTTGCCAGTTGCTCCTATCCCAGAACAACCGTCGGTCTCCCCGGTGTGGCTGGATGTGATCAACCACCGTAGCAAGCACCCCGCACTTCACGCAATGTTTGTTGTGCCGCAAGTATTCCGCCCGTGCCTTCCGCCACTGGGGACCATACCCTCGGTCTTTTGCGCTGCCTCGTGGATTCCGCTGCTCGCGCCGCGCGTTCCGGTCAGCGTCAGCCTCCCTCTTGCATTTTGAGCACTTGAATCCGGTTGCCTGAAATATAGCACCGCATTGTACGCATATACGTTTAGGTCTCGTCGGCATGCTAATACAACAATATGCCTGAGTTTGCGAGATGTCTACCGCGACAACCGTGTGTGCATTCGCTCATTGTACCAGCTTTCAATTCTCGTGGATGTTTCCGACAGCTGTACTTTGCATCCCACGCCCGAAACTTAACCTCTCTCATCGCTTCCCCTCCCGCTTCCGCCGCGCCTTCGAAAGGCGCTCGTCGTAGCCGGGATTCCCGGTCTTCCCCAGGCTCTTCGCGAGGAGGTTGTGGTACGTCTCGATGTAGGCGAACCCGCAGTGCGGGCAGGTATCCCGCGTACCCTGCAGGTAGCTCCACTTCGCCTCGCAGCACTCGCACTGAACATCGAAACCCGACCGATTGCCTGCGGTCTTCAGCGCCGACCCGGTAGCACGCGCCGCCTCGTAGAGCGTGTTGACCCCGACGTACTGGCCCGGCGAGCGGTTGACCTGCAGCCAGTGCTTGATCTCTCGCAATGCCGCAGGCGGTGCCGTGTCGACGGTCGCCTCGATCTCAGCGCCTATCGCGGTTGTGACCTTGCTAAAATAACTCTCGACCCACTGCACAAACTCACTCGGACTCATGTGGCAACCTCCTCGCCGTAGCGCTCGGGATACATCCGCGCGAGGTATGCCTTACGCGCGGCCTCGCGGTCCTCAGGCGTAGGGGATGCTATCGCGCCGTTTGCAGCGAGCTCGTTGACGTGTCGGTGAAACTGGCGAATGGAATACTGCCCGTCCTCGGTGAACCAGTACTCGCCGGTGTAGTAGCGCCTGAGTCTGGTCATAGCCTCGTCGAACCCGAGCTTCTTGCGGACCTGCTGCAAGTGCTTCCCGTCCTCGCCGCTGAACGCGTACGGCGTGCCGGTAGCCTGCTGGTGCAGCGACATCGCCGCGTCGACGAGTTGCTGGTGCTCGCTCGGCGGTTTGGCTGGCGCGGCCTGTGGTTCCGGCTCGGGGTCGTCGTGAAACAGCTCAGGTGTCGAGTCTGCGTTATCCACAGAGTTATCCACAGGCTCATCATGCCGGTGACCGGAATCGGTCACCACTAGCGAAGCTAGTGTCTTATTCTTATCTCCTAGAGTATCCTGTTCTATTCTAGCTACGTTTTGCTCTGGCACCGCTTTAGCACTGCTAGGTTCTGCTATAGCACTGCTATCCTCTTGCTGTAGCACTGCTTTAGCACTGCTACGTCCTGCTTTAGCAAGTCCACCCTTCTGCCCTGCCGCCTGTTTGGCTCGCTTTTTCTCTTCCCAAGCCTCCATTCGACGGTTGAGAGACTCCGACCAGAAATGCTCTCCGTCTGACTGGAATAGGTCGAACTCCTCTATGCACGCCGTAACGAACTCCTGCGACTGCTCGGGCGTACACATCATCTTTTTCGCGAGTGCCGACCAGATGTACCCTTTCGTCTTGAGCTTGTAGCCGTCCGTGCGTCTGAGTACCTCGATGACGATCCAGAACATGCCGTAGCCAGCGACGCCATACCGCAACATGAGCGCTTCGATCTTGATGTCGGTGTGCGCTCCCGCATCGTGTGTAAACCAATAATCGTCTTTGTTTGTCATCCTCACCCCTGCTGGACGCGCCGGGATTCGAACCCGGGTGCGCCGCGTGCCGCGTGCGGCCTCTCGCGACGTCGAAACCATCCCACGCCCTGATGCTGCCGGACGCCTCTTTACCGCCCGGCAGCCAAGTCCACTGTTGTACGAGTCTATGCATGGCGGCGGGCCGTATGCCCACCTATACCCCATTACGTCGGTCAATACCGCACGTCCCGCGCTATATCTGGGGCGCGTACCCGTGTTGTCACCCGTGCCCATACGGGCCGAGTTGGCTGGTTAGGCCAGCCAGTCCCCCAGGTCCAACCTTCAGCACACGTTCAGACGTATTTGATGGTGCCCCTCTGGGTGCGGGGCTGCCGCTTGTGCGGCGACGGGTCAACGACCCGAGGGTGACCGGCGGGAGTCGAACCCGCCGCCTCCGCGTCCACAGCGCGGCGCTCTACCACCTGAGCTACAGCCACCATATCCCCACCGACCCTACTGGTGATCAACGACGCGCGTTGACGTTCAGGTCGGCAGGGCGCCGGGCTTCCACCGGCCGCATCCTAGTCGCTTAGGATTCTTGCTGTTTTAGTACGCCAAACAACGCACAGCAAATCGTTCAGGTCGGTAGGACGTGATTACTCTTCCTGCCCCCTCGCGCGGATGGCGTCGGCTATCTCCTCGGCGGCATCGCTAGCTCCGTCGTAATATGGGCGACGACCGACCTCGTCTGGATCTGTTCGCGATTTGTCGTACTGCGTCACGTACCGAGTCGCCACTCGTCGAGCAATCGCCGCGCACTCCTCCCGCTCGTCCCGCCTGGCAATTTCGGCGCGGGCCTCGGCGATGTCGGCGCGTACATATTGAGAGCCGCCGCGCGTGATATGGGGTTGCTTGTATGTGCTCCAAAACCGGAGCCCTTTGCTCCCGCCACCCCGCATGCCGTACGCCCAAATCATCTCGGGCATCATCGCTCTGCCTCCTCGGCCATGCGATATATCCACTGCGCGACGTCATTGTGGAGCTCAGCGTCCATGGCGAGTAACTGCCTGCCCACCTCCCGCAACGTCTCCGCACGGCACAGGCGCAGCTCGGTCTCAATTACACTGATAGCACTCTCATACGCTGCTAACGACGACGTGTACATTAGCTTGGCGATGGCCCTCTTTGCTAGGTCAGTCATCGTCGGCCTCCTCGGGAACCGTTATGTCACCCCGGTAGTTAGTGCCATCACCGGTGATTATAAGACACTCTGTATCGTCATCGCTCCAAGCTTCGACCTTAGCACCGGACCCTTTATTCGCGGCTCGTATTATGTCCTGCTCGACTCGTGTCTCGGGGTAAAGTTTGAGTCTCCACGATCTATCTGTTTCAAGTATCATTCTCGCTTTCATTCTCTGCCTCCTCGGCCATGCGGCGTAGATAGGTGATTGCCTCTTTCGCTCGGTCAGTCATCAAACTCCTCCCCTCGCTTGTGCTCTCTGCCGGTGAACCAGTCGCGCGAAACACATGTGCCATCCGTGAGGCTAAACGCATCTACATCATCGTCAGGATCGTATCTATCAACGGCGTACCACAGTCCATCGTCCAACCACCATAGCTGCCGGTCCATTATGGTTGACAGCGGCACTTGCTCGGGCTCGGCGTCGCCGGTGATTTTGTAGCGGTGGATAGAGACTAACAAATCCCAACGCAAGAGGTCGAAATTGACCTCAGTGCTTTCGTAATCCCAGCACCCGAGCTTCCCCCGAGTCTCATCGGGTTGACCCTCTCCGGGCGTCCAGTCCCGCCAGCCGTCGTCAACGCCTCGGTAGGCGATGATGTCCCAGGCACCCCCGTTGTGATGCCATCGCTGCTCAGCCGCAGATCCGTGCGCAGGTAATGCCCCGCTACGATACACAACCTGTACGACGGTATCTCGACCTACGGGGCACTCCCCGCTTTCCCATACGGTCCAGCCGTCGTCGACGCCGAGGGTCCAGTCAGGCGGGATAGTGCGTATCCAATCACCGTACTTGTCACCGAGTAGTATATTTACGTACTCGTCACGGCTGTATTCCTCGACCTCATACGGCCCGCTGTACCTGTCGTTCCCGGGCCATCTCACGTAGCATTTTTTCACCATATCCAATTCCTCTTCTCCGATCTTGGTCGGTATGTTTCGATGCGTTCCGCGCCGTAGCGTGGCAGTGTTGGGCGCGGCAGGGGTCGAGCGCGTACGATGGTGTCAGCCTCGCCGACCCCGACAATGTGCAGCAGCCACAAAACGAGACGTAGCGGCCACATCAGCCTGAAATCTACGACGTTGTGGCCGTCGACGACTGAGTATGTGTAGCCACGGATGTACCAAGGGAGTCGGTACCAACAGCCGTGCATCTCGACTCTCATCACGCACCCTCCTCCGCGACCGCGATCGCGCTGTAGATCGCCTCGTCGGTCGTCAGGCACTCCGAGCCGGTCCACCGGTCGTCCAGCGTCGCGATGTATCCCGACCATGCGCCTGGCTCGATGTACAGAGAGCCGTACCGGGACAGTACGTCCTCAAGGCGCTTTAGTTGCGTGCGTGGCTTGCGCCTTGTCTTCGGGTACTTCGGTCGCGCTCGCCATCTCCCAGCATTGCCGGTCTGCTTCATCACGTTGTGGATCTGCCACTCAGGCACCCCAAGCCGCTCGGCGATCTCCTTGCATGACTGGCCCTGCTCGCGCCATGTCAATATGTCTACGATGTTTTTGCTGTGCCTCATCGCGCTAACTCCATCTCCATGATCTCGACCACCTCGTCGAGTGACCGCGCGACAAACGCGCAGCAGCCGGCGGTCATCGCGCGCTCAATCCACTCGTCCTGCGCCTGACTGACTACGCCGCCCCGAGGTCGTTTGACCTCGATCGCGAGAAACCGCCCGCCGGGTAGGTAGCCAATGATGTCAGGAGCCCCGACTCGACCGACGGTGTACCGCCGCCGGTCGATGTGGTTCTTCCATGCCTCGACACCCCGGATTTTGAGGTAGTCCAGGATGTCGCGCTGGATGTCTTGCTCGGTCACGCGGTGACCTCTTCCAAATCGAATAAGGTGGGATGGTTCACCTCATCCTCTATCATGCGGAGGTAGCTCACGCCGTCCTTGTACGATTGCTCATTGAGCTCTATACCGTAGCCACGACGACCGAGCTTTACCGCCATGTACGGTACAGTCATAAGCCCGCCGAATGGATCAAGCACAAGCTCGCCTGGATTCGAGAACCTGTTAATAATCCGCTCGACGATGTCGAACTGTAGCGGGCAGACGTGCATCTCAAGCTCTTTTCGTGCTTGTTCACCGTTGAGCGTTCGCATCCGGTTGATGTTATCCCATACGTCCGGATGCCACGATCCAGGGGCCACGACCATGAACGAGGCCGGTAGTTTGTTCTTGACTTCTAACGTCTTCGCGAGCTCGACATGCTCACGGTAGTTGTACACTCCACCCCTACTGTACTGCCGGTAGACTGCCTGCAAATCCGATACTGCGACGTTTTCCAGTTCATCGCCCTCGAGTAGTCGATCACCGGACGACCGCCAGAACGCGTGCGCATCGATCTGCCACTGCGCTCGCGTGTATTCAGTTTTCGTTTTCACGACCGGCTCATCCGCATAGGCACGGCTGGTATCTGTCGGCAGTTTGCGAAACAGGAGGATGTACTCTGGGCACCCTACGCCCATCTTCGTGCCGTCTTTTGTCTGCTCTGTCCATCCAAGCCGGTACGTCTGGTTGTTCTCGCGGACCACATCGGTCACGACGGTGATGCGCCCAAAGAACTGGAACCCGTGCTTGATCATGTGTGCAGTCGTTAGGTCGCTGAATGGGTCTACCGTCGGCATCCCGGTGCCTGTTGCGTTGCCGAACAGAATCCGGTCCTTCACATGGATAGCCGCTACCCTGCCCGGCTTTAGAACCCGCATTAACTGCGGCGTGAGGTAGTCCATCTGCTCGAAAAACCGATCATTGTCACGGTTGTGTCCGAAGTCGTTGTAGGTCGGCGTGTACTCGTAGTGGTTGCTAAACGGTATCGAAGTATGGATAAGGTTAACACTGTTGGTGTCCATGCGCTCGACCTCGAATACGTTATCACTGAGCACGGCAGTCCATTTGGCGCCGTTTTGCTCATGGCGCCCGTCGACTATCGAGCGTGAAAGCTTAGCTTTGACGTCGGTCGATGCAAGCCCATGTCGCCGAACTATCTCAGTCATCTGCGACACAAGCTTGTCATGCTGCACCCACTTTGCTTTCAACGCATCGAGGATCGCCTGCTCGCTCTCGGTATGGATGATATGTATCTCGACCTGCCCGGTTTGCAGGTATCGGTAGATGCGGTGAATAGCCTGAATCAAGTCATTGAACTTATAGTCGATGCCGAGAAATACCGCTTTCCGGCAGTGCCGCTGGAAGTTGCACCCAGAGCCGCTAATCTCCGGTTTCGTCGCGAGGTACTGGATTCGGCCATCGGCGAAGTCGATAGCATTAGCTGCCCGCTCTTCTTCATCTTGCGAGCCGTAGATAGGCTTGGCATCCGGGACCGCTTTCTTGATCGCTGCCCGCTCTGCTTCCAGGGTGTGCCAAATGATGTAGTGCTCTCCGGGGTCGCCATCGAGGATTTCGCGCATCTTCGCGACTCGCGCCGGTATGCTGTCGCGCTTCTCCCTCGCAGCATCTTTGAGCCCGGTCGCAGCGTCGCGAAACATCTTTACCTGACCATCCTGATCCTGACCCGCGGTGTTGTGGTCGACGGATACCTCATGGTAGTGGACCTGCAACGGTGGCAGGTCGTATCCGGCATCATCGTACCCGAGGTCGCTTGGTCGCGTGATGAAAAGCGCCCATGTCGAGAGCCACAACCAAAACTCCTGCTCTTTGTGCGGGTAGATCGTCAGGTTATTCGCCTTCGTGCTGTCCCGTTTGAAAAACCTGGTGAGTGCCTGGCCAGTGTCCATAACTCCGAGATAGCCGGCGTAGTGAATCAGCTCTTTGTATTTATTCGGGCTGGGTGTCGCGGTGGCCACGAACCTGAACCTGGTGTGTGCAAACTTTGCGAGGAACGTTTGGTATGTCTTGGTGCCGTATCCGCGCAGGATACTTGCCTCATCCAGTGACGCCGCAACAAAATACGCCGGGTCGATGTCACCGTCCCGCACGCGCTCATAGTTAGTAATGAGTATAGGCGTATCCGTCGCTCGGATCTCATCCATGGTGCGGACGTACTCAATCTCCACGTCCAGCAGCTTTTGACCGTCGCGCACAAACTCATGCCGGACCTCCAAGGGTGCGACAATAAGCGCTTGGCCGCCCTCGTGCTTCGTGATGAGCCTGAGGATCTCAATCTGCTGGATAGTTTTGCCAAGCCCGAACGACTCGAACAGCGCCCGCCGTCCACCCTGGACCGCCCACACCACCGCGTCTTGCTGGTGCGGTTGTAGAGCCGGGTGTATTTCGTCCCGGCTAATATTTATGCCTTGCTGGTCTGCTACGACCATCTTGCCCAATAGAAAGTCTCGATATGTCATTAGAACAACCCTCCATCCGCTGCGTCCGATTTCCCTAAAGTTCCCTCAGACTCGCCTACTCCGATCTCCGTAACGTCAACACGCTGCTCGATCATGTGCTGTAGCTCGCTCTCCCGGTGTGCCGCCTCCATAATCGCGAGGTAGCGCCTGCGATCGATGTGGTTTTTCCACGCCTCGATGCCTCTCGCTTCGAGGTAGTCGAGGATTTGCCGTTGTATGTCCTGCTCTCTCACAGCTCGCTCCGTATCGTGTCGACCAGCCTGCGCTCTCGCTCTCGGTCTTGGCCGATCGCCACGTCCGAGTTGCACCGGAGGCTGCACACGAGCCTGAGGTTGCGCGGGTCATGCAGCACCCGATCGCCGTACTTACGCCGGTTGCACCGTGACTGCGGGATGATGTGCGCGATCTGCACGTGGTCATCCCACAGCCTCATCCGTCCGTCACACGCAGCACAGCGGCCCTCTTGTCGCATCCACAGCAGCATCGCAGCGTCGTGCATTTCCAGGCGTTCGCGCTCAGTCATCGCTCATGCCCTCCAGGATGTCGCTGATGTTGACAAACGCCTCGTGACACCGCGCGATGGTGAGCTCGAGCAATGCCGACTCTTCGCTCGTCGAGTACGCGCCTTCGCTTTTCATAAACGCGATAGAGCCCTCCGGTTCCTCCTCGTAGGCCTCGTTGAGATCGACGAACGCACCGCGCCAGCCCGGTATTGGCGTCTCGCCGTATAGGAGCATCGCCGCAGGTATCCAGAGGCCGGTATCGTATTTGAGCTGCAGTTTCGTTCTGCGGAACGTCTGGCCGAGCGCCGGGGCGAGGCGCTGGATCATCGCGTGAACCGCGCCTTGCTGCCCGGCGGTGCGTGGCCGCTCAGTGACCACACATCCGCACTGCGGACAAATCATCGTACGCGTACCGACTCGTCCTGGACGAGCTCGGCCCACTCAATCGCCTCGCCCGATTTCAGCGCGTCGGCAATCCCACGCTTGTCGACCTTCGGCGGCTGCGGCAGGAGGTACTCATCCGGCACCATCGCCTCGTCAATGTTGAGCTTCAGCCGAGCCGGGTTTTTCTGTAGCGCTACGGTGAGTACTCCGTCGGATATTTTGCGCTTCCCCGCCTGCTCCATCTGTTGCTTGGCGTAGCGCTTGAGCCACGCCGCCGCGTTCTCGCGAGCACGACGCTTTTTCGCAAGGCGCCGCTCCTCCTCGCGGAGCGCCTCGATCTCAGCGTCGTAGTTGCGCAACACGCGCGCGATGCTCGTTAGCTTGGCGTCGATCTGCTCATCGACTGAGTCAATCAGCGCCTGCCGCTCTGCCTCGAGCGCCGGGTCCTCGGCCACCGCGTCCGCGTAGTCCTGTAGTTTCTGGTATGCCTCAGTGAGTTCGTAGAGGGTCATGATAGTAGCTCCGCCTTCGCGCTCCGTGCTCGATCGAGGATCGTCCTCAGACGGTCCACGTCCTCCATCTTCCACGCCGCCCGCGCGTCGCTTCGATACTCCTCCTCATCCGGGAGGCCGGCGACTACGTCGTTGATAGCAGCCGCGAGCTCGCGCTTGTCCATCGTGCCGGGGTCCCTGCCGCGCAATGCCGCAGCGTCCGGAGGCGGCGTCGGCCGCTCGCGTTTCGGCGGCTCGCTCTGGCGGTGGCCGTTGTGGTTGCCGTCTGTATCATCCTCGCTCGCGATGCCAAGCACCGCCGCGAGAGCATAGCGGCGCAGGTAGGTGATAATGCTCCCTGCGACCTGCGCGTCGCTTTTGCCTTTCTCGGATTCGGGTTGCATGGTGATGCTATCGGCGATATATTCACCGCTCTCGTGCATGAGTACCGTGGTCACGCCAGCCTGACCCTGGCCGGTGGGGAGTTGGGTGACCGCGAGCTTGTGCTTTGCTAGCAATGGCCGCACCTCGTTGAGCATGTCGTTCAGCGGTGCATATCGGTTTTTTAGGAACGGGTTGACCGCTGTGTTTCGTGGGTTTTCAACCTCGCGCTCAAACGCGACGAGCGCAGGCGCTAGGTTTGCAAGGCTCTCACTGTGTTGCATCGTTGCTCTCCTGTGATGCGATGTGCAGCATCACGTCCGCCTCCTCGAGACCTGAGAGCATCCCGCGCACGTATGGACTATCCGGCGCCGTATGGCGGAGCTCCTCCATGCGCTCGATGATGTGGGTCCGCACATCCCGCAGCGCCGCCTCGACGACCTTGTTGACAAGCTTGTTCGTGGCTGTCATTGCGTCCGCCTCCCGTAGTACTCGTCGTGCTCCTCCCGCGTGTCAAAGAGCGTCCGCTCCTGCTCCTGCACCGACTCGATCTCAGAGAGCGCCGCTTGCCAAAACACCGGAGCCTCGCGCTCGATGGCCTCGGTCACATCGATGTTGCCGAGGCTCACGCGCACGTCGTCGCCGTCAGAGTCGACGTCGAACATGACGTCAATACCTTCGAGCTCCGCGTGATAGGTTGGGAAAATTGCCGGTGTGTCGAGCTCGCCGATAGCGTAGTCGAGCAGTACCGTGCATCGACCGAGGAGCTCGGCCGTCCGCATCATGTCGGCCGCTTTGGCCCTGCGCAGTACATCGCGCACCGCGCTGACGGTCTGTAGGACCGTCAGTCTCTTTGTCTCGTCCATCCTGCCCTCCGTGGGTATGGGGGAAACGCAGCAGGCGGGGCCGCTCGGGCCCCGGACCCCCTGCTGCAACCGCTGACGGAGGGCAGCGGAGCCGACCGGGTCACGTCCGCTCCACTGCCCTGTAACTCAATTGCGATACTCCGGGCGGTGCCGGCACATGATCGCCTCGCGACGACCGCGTAACCGCGCCCGGTGCCACATAACAGCCAGAAGAAAAGCCCGGCGCGAGGAGCCGGGCATGGAAACAGGAAGGCAGGCGGGACAAGGAGGGGAACCCGCCCGGCTGTGATTGGCGCTACCTCGCATCGCGCCACTTGCGGAGGCGGGAGTCGAACCCGCGACCTCGTGGGCATGAGCCACGCGTGCTACCGCTGCACTACTCCGCGCCGATCGCGTCCGGCGCCACTCCGCCACTGCAGAGATAATGCCGCCGAGTACGAGGGCGATGATTGAGCAGTCTATGAACGCTACGCCGGTGAGGATGCTATCGCTCATAGCTCGACCTCCGGTCTATCTCCGCGAGCACATCGCTTCGACGCCAGCGCAACGGCTTCGGTGCACTTAGCGCCATCGAGCGCAACTGCGCATCGCGTCGCACCGTATCAACTGACACGCCGATAAGCCTCGCGGCCCCCCTCGCGTCCACCGTTTGCGGTACATCAATCGATTGCTCAAGGCTTTCCAGTCGTCTCGGTATCCGCTCTATCTCTCGCCGCATTGCCGCGAGCTCTTGCGCCATTCGCGCGTTGTCCACGCGCATCGCGTCGACGGCGCACTCGAGTCGAGCAAACTGGTCAAATGTCATCGTGTCCGCGTAGTCGCTCATCCTGTCACCTCATCTACCGGCATGAGTGCCTCAATCACGAGGCACAGCAATTGACGCTGGCTGTTTATCCCGAGCTTGTTGTACGCCCTCCATGCGGCAGCGGCGACTCGCTCGCGGGTGCTGCCGATGCGCGCGGCGATATCAGTCTGCGAGAGTCCAGCGAGCATCAGGTCCACGACCTCGCGCTCGGCGTCGGTGAGTTGCTCCACACCCGGCAGGTACTCACTCGGGAGTTTGCTGGTCAGTGGGTAGACGCTCATGCAGAAGCCTCCTGATTCATACGGACCGACAGCGCCCGCAACCGCTTTATGACTGTGTTCACGATCTCGTGCTTGACAGGGTTAGACTCAACGCCTTCCAGGACGCGATCGACATAATCAACGATGAGAAAGACCGGACGCTCTGAGGAGTCGAAGATTGGTCCGGTCACTGCTGACTTCCTCGCCGTCGGTTGCCCTTCTCGCTGAGGTTCCGGCTTGCTCGGCTCCGGCGCATCTTCCTCGGCGTCGTACCATGGCTGTTGCGCCTTTGGAGGTTCCTGCTTCCGCCCGATGTTCCTGGTCTTCATCGTGGCCGTGGTGCCGTGCTTGGTGGTGTAGGTGCGGGGCTCACTGTCGCCTGTAGACAGTGACGAACGGATACGGCTGACAAATGAGTTGTGCACCCCACACCGCCGCGCTATCTCCCTGTCGCTCCACTGCCGCCACTCTTCATCGTTGAGTAGTGCCATCACAGCCCGGCGCTTATCTGCATTCGTCCGGCGTAGGCCATGCTGAGCATTCGCCCCTACTGAGTGGAGGATTGCGTCGCGACGGGTTCCCTGGCGGATCTCCGCCTCGAGCTCGACGGTACCGATTCTCTTCGCAGCAGCGACGCGGTGGAACCCATCGGCCAGCCAGTAGTCCGATCCGTCGTAGTAGACGGTCACCGGCGGGAACGTTGCTCCCTCGGCCATCGCCTCCGCGTATTCCCGAACCACGTCCATCTTGATAGCAGCTCGCGGTTGCGTACCGCCGTCCGTTCTAATGTCGACGGCAAGGATCGTCTCGGTCATCCGAACAGCTCCCGTTGCGTCTTGCGGTCATTCTCAGGATAGATTCGGCGCATGTCGTCGAGAATCGTTGCAAGGGAATCGGCAAGAAGGCCGAGGAGCTGGTTCTTCTCGAACCACTCGAGCTTTGTTTCGTTCTGTGCCTGAAAACTCCACCAGCTCGGATCAGGAGGACCGACGAGAGCGAAGAATCGCTGGTACACCTCCGTCCACCCGGTCTGGTAGTCGAGTGTCTCGGTCCGTGCCGCAATGAACCCGGCGACGGTCTTGCTTACGCGACGCCGCGCCCCGTTCGGCGCTGGTAATTTCTCCAGTTTTCGGTCCCCGTAAGTCCGTTTTCTTATGTCTTGATCCCGCATTAGTCGCTCGACATCGGCGCGCAACTGACTAATCTCAAGACGAAGATCATCGACGTCGGCTGGTTTGATTCCCAACTCGCTATTCTTTCTCTTGGACACAACTACCGCGGTCAGGGTAATGTCCTCGAGGCGGGGCCGACGGTGATTGTGCTTGTCGAGCCATTCGCCGAACGAAGCGCGATTCGGCGAGTTAAATTGCCCCGGCTCGAACCGATACTGGCGCATCCAGTAGACGAAGCGCCCAAGGATTGAGTATCGGCCGACTGGCGTCACATCGAACCGGCAAGCCTCACGAACCCACTTATAAACACTCGACGGTCCGCACTGGCAGACAGTGCAAATCTCTTCGGTTGTGTAGCGCGCCTTTTTATCGATGGTCATGATTCAACCCTCAGTGCTTCGCGCCGGTCGTTCGCCGCGATCTCCCGTTCGAGGTACTGCGACACGGCTATCGAGACCACGTCAGAAACGACTGGCCGAGGAAGCTGGCTGTACACGTACTCCTGCAATCTCCGATGAACGTCCTTGCGTATTCCCACAGTGGTCAACTTAGGACGTTGGTCTTTCGCGCTCTTATCTGTACTCACGCGTTCATTATCGCTGTATAAGGTTAGTATGTCAACTACTTTTTTTCGCCGACTATTGCAGAGAGCAACGTAATACGTTAGTTTTATGGGTGACCTACCTGGGAGGGAAGGATGGAACGGCGGTGCAGTCCGTATTCGAGCGCTTGATTCACGCTCGGAAAAAACGCGGAATTACCCAGGAACAGGCGCGGAAAGTCGCTGGCGTCAGCGCAGCGTCATTTGGCCGAAAAGAGAAGAGCAAGGAAGGTGGTCTTGGTCCTGAGGAGATACAGGGACTGATCGACCGTGTGGCCGCTTTGTCTAACTCATTGCTGTTGCTGTACTTACGCTATCGGGCTGGGCGGATTTGAACCGCCGACCTCACGGTCCCGAACCGTTGCGAGACCCCGCCGGTGCGTCTGATACAGCCGCAACTCGTTACCCGCTATGGATATAGTCGCTCCTGCCGTATCGTGTGCGTGCAGACGCTGGCCGATGCAGTTCAAAATCCGTTCAAAATATATAGGTGCGGACCGTGTGGTTTTTCGCGTTTTTTCTGCATTTTCGCGCATATTCCCTTGACGTATTGTGCGCCACGGTGTATATTAAGTACATCAAGTTAAGGAGAGACGAGATGAAGACAGCGACGAGAACGGTTGAATGGGAAGGACAGAGCGGACATTGTGTAGCAGTCATTACCGCCGAAGCAGGCACGAATCGCACAGAGATCAACCTCGACGGCCATGCTACCGGCATGTACGAGACTACGCAGGTATCGCGTCACTCCTGCAAGCTCTACATCAACGACACGGTAATGGCAAGCGGATGGTTCCTCGGTGCCGACGAGATCACCGACGCGCCCGCCGGTGCCGCAGCCATGATCCACGGCCTCCGCGTCGACCGCATCTATGTCAAGGCAGACGTATGGGCGATGATCAAAGAGGCGCAGGAAGCTGTTGAGGCGGAAGTCGCGGAGGAGATCGCAGAAGAAGACGATGAGGCGCAGGATGTGGTAACTGAGTCGGCAAAGCGCACCATCGAAGCTGCTGAGCACGGCGCTCTCGTGATGCCCGCCGCAGAAATCGCCGGCTGGGTCGAGCGGTACAACAATGTGTACAACGAGGGAGGCGAGGGTTATATCCCGACCGTCATCGCAAAAGAGGCACTCGACAAGGCCCGGTCGCGCATCGCGACCAAATAACAAGGAGGAACGAAATGGAGATGAGCGACCGAGCCATCAAGGCAAGAGCGACGAAAGAAGAAGAGTCGCGAGTATACGACAACATGAACCTCCCGCCGCGCGATATCTACGCCGAGTGCTCCGACGGTACATGGATTCGCCGCGCGTGGACGGCTCCGGGCCGGTTTGGGTGGGACCGGTGGGAGCGAGTGTAGTGATCTACACAACCACCGAGGCGGCGCGCGAGCTGGGAATCGCGCGTCGCACCGTGCAAAAGTATTGCGGGGATCTCGGTATCAGGAAAGCCGGTCGCGACTATCTGATAGACGAGCCATCAATGCGACGGCTGCGGGTAGCTGTTGCAGCCGCTACTCCAGGACGTCCCAGGTCCAAAGCTGATAAAGATTAGTCTACCCGTTGACTCTCAGATTGCCTGGTCTGCTCGGCCGGTAGAGGATCACAACCGACAACCTGGCCTCTTCTGAGGTCGCCACGTCGCCTGATGCGCGGGTTAGTATGGTACGGACAGAGAACGTGTGTAAGCCCTGGCCCGGTAGCGTGATCGGGTATTGCAGGCTGTCAGTGGTCCCGAGCACGTCGCCATCGAGACTGACTGTGTAGCTCACCGTGTCGCCTGCCGGTATCGGATCGCCACCCTCGAGCGTCGTAACTGCGTCCCACTCAAGCACCACCTCGGGGCCAGCGGTGAGCACGACTGACTGGGCAGTGAGCGCTACGATTACCGCGATGATAGCCACCGCTATCGATACTTTTGTCAGTGTCTTCACTAGTGCCTCCCTTGTGTTCCGTTGGATTTCTCGACGGTCCGATACCCAGCGAGCCCGAGCATGCCGAGAATGATCGGCCATAGCGCGGCGGTGTCTACCGTTGGCATCTCGACGCCGAACGCCATGACTACCGGGCGAGCAATGTAGGTGTATGCAATCGAAAGTACGATCACCCAGCCGAGCGCCGGGCGCCAGCCTGCTACGAACAGCGAAGCATGCTGAGCCTCGGTTTTGTTGATGTCAGCCTGCGCCTCGAGCAACCGCGCGTCGATCTCCGCGAGCTTCCTCTGGTGCTCCTCGCCGGTGATGGCGTCGCGGACGCCGGAGACGAGCCCGCGGGCGCTGTCAATAGCAGTACTAGCGACGGCATTGCTGCCGCCGCTGAACCAGTCACGGATACCCACGACTGCCTACCCTGTTCCGCGGGTGGAATTGCTTGGCTTCTTCGGCGGTATCCACTCGATGCCAAGCCAGGTATCGAGCACGATCGCGACAATCAGACCGATCGGCCCGACCCATCCCATGCCCCATCCAAAGATCTCGGCGAATCCGAGGATTGCCGCGAACACGAGGTTGAGCACGAGTACTAGAACTCTCTTTGCTACGTCTGACACTGTTGTGCCTCCCTCTATCGATATCTCCTCCGGGCAACGCCCGGTGTTTACGACCACCCCTCGGGGTTGATCCGCTCATCGTGCGGATACCACCGATCCCCCGGGTGAATTTCCCAGTGCGCATGCGCGCCGGTAGAGTACCCGGCGTTCCCTACATAGCCTATCAACTCACCCTCGTCGACTATCACCGGCTGTGTGTGCCAGTAGCACAGCGGCCACCGCTCATCATCCGGCGACTCAGTGTAGACCTTATCGCGCTCGTCGAAGACGTCATTGAACAGCTGGTTGGCATAGCTGTGCGTTATCACGTGCAATCTGGTCCCGGTCTCGGCGCGCAGCACGATCACGCCGCCAAACATATCGTAGAAATAGTTGCAAAACGGATTCGGCCACCGATCGACTGTGACCAGATTTTCCCACCGACGGGTTGGGTCATTGCGTAGAGATTGTTGCGGAAATACGACCCCAGCTTCGGGGGCATAAATCGGAGTACCAACGGGAGCGGCCATGTCAAGAGCTCCGTGGATGTGTCTTCCGGGATTTGACAAAGGTCGAGGGTCGCTATACCGCCCCGTGATTTTCGCGGATGATGAGACTACCGGCCTCATTGGGGTTTATTCCTCCGCGTGTGAAGATGCTTTTGTAGCATAGAGCGAACCTCCGACAAGAGATTTTCGATATGCGTAAGCTTCTCCTTTTGCGCCGCTTCTACCTGCTCGAGGCGCGCAATACGAGCCTCGTGATTTCGGGCGATCTTTTGCAGGTCGCTGATTGGTTGCTTGTTGCGATTCGCGGCCATCGTGATGATGGCCGAGAGGAAGATTCCTCCAATCCCTATGAGCCAACCGGTAAGTGACAGCCAGTGTATCTCGATCATGGCGTGCTTTCCTCCGTCGGCTCTATTATCTTGGTATGGTAGACATCCGTAATGTCGCTCGGAAACAGCCCCGGAACCCGCGTGATCGTAGACGGAAACAGCCGGCCAATAAAACCGACTTGCTCAAGCTGCTGCAGCCTGGCACCGATTGACTCACCGGCCGATCTGTCGATTGGAACGGTCAATATCCCATTGTGCAAATCGAGCCAGCGCCGCTCTTGCCTCGGCCCATCGACGGTGTCGACTGTCTCGTAGTACTCGATGTATGTCTGGGTGTACCCTGGCGTGTCGCGTGTCCATTGCAGTTGATAGTATTCCATCATTGCTCCTATGATGTTTCGAAAGCGGCTGTCGCATCGGTGTTTGTGCCGTTGTCAGTATAATCCGTGCCGTTGTTATGAGTACGGCCACCGATAAATTTAGCTCTGTCTGATCCACTTCTTACTATCACCCCGGTACCAGAGCAACCTGATACCTCAACATTCGTGAACGTAGTGCGTGTACCAGACACGTCTACCCCGAAACTATTCGCGGCGGTACCGTTATCTACTTCCTTGACAATAGCATTTGACACATATACATCTGTAGAGGTATCGCAATAGATCCCGCGAATGTCGAAGCTCGTACTTGCTACATTTAGCGTGTCAATATTTACTCCCGACACGACTATATTCGACCCAAAAAATCCTATACCAGACGGGGTTGATGCGTTTATGTCGAAATCAATATTCCGAATGACAACGTCACTGATAGAGACATTGTCTCCGGTTATCCTGATACAAATTTTCACATTGTCTACAGATACGCCCGTGTTGTCTATTGTTACACCACCCACAACTACGTCGTCAGTATTCGATAGATCAATGGCGCGTTCAAAATCACTATCCAATATAGAGACATTTTGAATAAGTATTCTTTTTGAAGCTCCGCCTTTTATGACGGTAGCAACACCCGTGACGTCGAATGCCACATCCTTGATAAACACATCATTTTGCCCAGATGTGATTGTGATTACATCAGGGAGGGTTCCGCTTGCGCGATATATCCCAACTGAACCAATTCCTGAGTACCCTTCCATGGTTATCCCGGCAATTGATGTCAGGCTGATAGTTGTGGACCCGCGTCCGGGACCAAGAACCAAGACATTTTCTTCGATTGAAAGTGAAGTTGATATATTAAATGTCCCAGGACTCAGAATTATATTTCCTCCCCCCTGTGCCGCCATTCGGTCAATCGCGGCTTGAATCTGCACGTCGTCGTCTGTTCCATCACAGTAGTAGTCTGCAGTATCCGCATCTGTTGAGCTCGACACTCGCAGAACGCCACCGCGCGAAAACGTTCTCTGAACTGCGCCAATCGAGTAAAACTTCCCCGCAACATTCCACGTCGGCTGGAAGTTTTGGTAGACCTCTTGAAACGTAATCACCGTTGTCGAGATCCGGTCAACCGGAGCGTCGATCTCAACACCAATACACTCCACGACACTATCGATGTTCTCCTCAAACTTAGACGCGGGTCCTGCAATGTCCAGCGTGTACCACTCGCCAATCTCAAACCAGTCTTGCGCGCCGGTCATAACGACGGAGTACATGTGGCGCCCCTCAAAGTTCCACTTCGCGTGGTACTCCGCGAGCTCGTCAACTTGGCTCCGGGTGACGATCATGTTGTTGCCGATCTCGAGCACGTTCTCGCCGTTCTCGTAGATGTCCTCAAAGTCGATGAACTCGTCGTTGAGGAAGCCCTCCTCTCCCGACAGCCTCGTGACGAGCTTACCGCGGATGACGTGGCCTCTAAGGTCGGCACTCGATCCCGTGCTATTTGTGTAGAGGAACTCGATACCCTCGGAGAACGACGTGGAGTCAAATGTCGTTTCTGTCAAGGCGACGCCCGGGTCATCCAGCACAATGATGGAGTACGGCGTCTGCTGTACTCCTATGATCTCCTCACTTTCCGCGTTCGGCTTGTATTTGTCCCGCTCGCGGAGTTGCTCCAGCATGTCGCCGAACGTAGGCCCGCTTTCTTGGCGTGCTGGTCTTCTTCTGGTTGCAGCGCCTTGGGTTCTCCGTCTTCTCCCCATAGCTACGGCGGGGGCGTTTGCGCCATAGTCCGGCCTTGAACGGCTCTCAGCTATCTCGGATATAGCAGCGCGGTCCTCCCTGCGCTCGTCAAACTCTTCTCGTCGGTCTTCCGCTGATCGTCTCGGCATTTCACACCCTCCCGTAGCGAGCGATAAACCGACCATAAGTATCAGGGTCAGGGTATGAATCACCATTGGCGATAGTGATATACGGCTGCTCGTCTGACTCCGAAACTGCCGCATTTTGGAAAAATCGGCTCCCTTTTGCGGTCCAGATAACCTGGTCATTCTGCGCTTTGACGATCCGCACTCCATGGACAATGATGCGATTGGCACTCGAGGCGTTAATCGCGGTCGCCACCGATACGTTGTCGTCTTCCGTGATGGTATCAATGCTATCGGGGTCAGACCAGCCGCCGAGTGCCGAGGTCTCGCGAAAGGCGCCGGCTGCATCAAGCCCGAAAGATCGTGCTCCGATCGCATCGCCGATCTGCTTGATGTGCTCCCATATACTCGTGTTGCGCGGTATGAGCGCCCACGGATGCGTCACGTCAACAGGCTCAGCGTAGAACCCAACCGTGTCGTAGGCGTCCGACTGTGCCGAGTCAGCAGATACGCTTCCGGATGTACCATCATGAGTTGTCTCAACTATCCAGTTTGTTGGCACCGCCGTCTTGGTAAGCATGACGGAATCCGCGAAAATCTCATCGCCATTTGACGCGGAGATTTTTATGATTAACCGGTCGCTATCGGCATCCGTGACCGTGTGGGTGACGGAAAACAACTCATAGTAGTCCTGTGCTGCGGCTATCGTAGCAACGGAGGTCGTCTCGTCGTTGAGTCCTCCGCTATCATGCTCCTCGATCTCAATGGTGCTGCTTGCTGCCGTTGAGCTTTTGAGCATGACCGCCAGGGTGTAGGTGTCGCCTACGTTGAGCTTCGTGTCTCCGGTGTAGAGTATAGTCTGCTGGATAGTGCCGGCGCCTCCGGTTGCATCCAAAGAGGCGCACGCGGCCCCTAAGAACTCGTCAGTTGTGTTCTTGGTGAGAGAAAACCCGGCGCCACTTGCGGTCCACGAATCGCTGATTGTCGTTGTCTCAAAGCCACTGTTGGCCGCGTAGTTGAAGATTTCGGCCTGCGTCGCCAAACGCGCAACTGTATGCAGAACACTTGATGACTCATCCGAGTCGATGAGCTTGTAGTTCTCGTAGTGCCGGGCTCGGCGCTTGCGCTCCCTGGCGATGCGCGATACGAAATCAATCGCGGACAAGTTCACTCGACTCGTTGCTCCGGCGCTGCTAACTCGGCTGTAGCGGGTGTTGTCAAGCTCGCCGTAGAAAACGGTTTCGCGGTCTCCGTCTTTCCATGTCTCGTGCCAAATGCGCGAGCGCTTTTGCAGGTACTTCTGGCTCACTGTGCCGTTGAAATTGTTAGTCGTCGGGTCGTAGCTTGCATACTGGTCGTCCGAGAATACCCCACCAGAGTTGAGGAGCTGCGTTGTTGCGCGGTTCGCCATGTAGGAACCGACAGTGTTTTCTTTTTGCTTGCTCCGGGTGTTGCGTTCGACGAAACGCGTCACATCAACGCGTGTGCGCCCCACTCCCTCACCGTTAAAATCCCACACAATCATCTCGTTGGTTACGTCCGCATAGTCGTTTTGTACATCCGCGTCGGTCGCCACGTAGTCAGGTATGAGCATGGCATAGGCGTATTCGGTTTCGCCATTGAACGCACCCGCTTCATCGCCGAATGAGAGACGTGGGAAATTGCTTACCTTCGTGTCAATGGGACCGGACCACGTTTTGTCCTGTGATGTTTTGTTCATCCACAGTTGACTTCCGACAGTTGTGCCGGTTGATAGGTCAATTGCTACGTCTATAGTTAGCCATTGGTTGAGATCGGTGTAGGTTGTTCCATCGTCGAATTGTTGTGCTTGTAACACACGAAGCGTACCGCCATCTTGCCAATACGCCTGTATTAGATCGACACCCGCTTGGTAGTAAATGATAAATCGATTTGTTGAATCAATATACCATTCTGCAAAGCGATGACTTGTAGCAGAGTCATAATCAAACCACGGCCTGACCACCAACCGCAAGGTAAACTTCTCCGGCATCTCCACGAGGTAATCAGGCTCGATGTCAGATAGGACATTGGCGCGGACGTTGTATAGATACTCTATCTCCGTCTCTGTCAACGCTCGGTTGTAGATGCGGACGTCGTCGATGTCGCCGTCGAACCAGTAGATGCTATTATTGTCGGACCCTATATACAGTGTCCCGCCCGGTGTTGTTATGGTTTTGCCTGTGCTACTTTGCGACACTTGGGAGCCATCAAGATAGAGTGTATACCGATCTCCATCGTACACAACTACGAGGTGATGCCATGACGTATCATGCGTAACTGCATGCGAGTCGACAGAGCTGCTTGATGTTGGGTAATCACCATACACGAAAATGCTCGTCGAATTAAATAGCACACCCCAGCCATTACTAAATGATTGATGCATTATTGGTGCGTCAATTGTAGTAGGAGTATTAGTGAATTTATACCAGAATCCCCACGACCACGGCGAAGTTGATGTACTCGGGCCTGAAAATGTAGTGCTTGCCACATCATCATCCACTCCGTCAAACCGCAGCGCCTTTCCTAACCCCGGAACACCGGCAACCTGAACCGCACCTGAGATAGTCCCGTCATTACTCCCGTAGTCATCGGTTAACGTAGTACCCGAAACGTTGTCCATGGTGTAGTGAGCTACCAAACCATCAGACGGATAGTTCGCCGTGCCGATGAATGCGGACGCTGATCCAGGAAAGTTGTACCCCGATCGCGCCCAGTTGTATGCCATGGAGGTCTTGGTTAGTTCAGGATAGTCCTGCCTGCGGAAGTCGAGAAAAACCCGCTCGTCTCGAGTGTACTGGTATTCGCTTTTCAGCGCGTCTTTGCGAGCTGAGGTGATGTGCTGTATCGCCATCGCTAAAATGCTCCCATGTTCCGTGCCGCGCCGTTGGCTCCAATTTCCTCGAGGTCACGCTCGGCATGGATGCTTCCCTCGACATTCTGGTTATAGTAATAGACGTTGTAGGTGTTGCCACCGCCTCCGCCTTGGCCCGTTGCAGCCTCGGGGGTCGAGACTGTGGTTGGCGCTGTACTCGGGGCTGCTCCCCCGCCTCCGCCACCGGGGCCTTGCTGGGCGGCTATAGCACCAATTTGCAACGCGCCAAGGGCGCCAACTGCAATAGCCATACCGATTCGGCCGGTCGCAAGCATTTGCGTTACACCAATCGCGGTGTTCATCGCAGCTTTGGCTATTGCGAGGGCCTTCTCCCGACGAAACTCTTTCGCCGCGCGCTTTTCGTTCGCCGCATCAATCTGTTCTTGTGCGGCCTTGTACTCGTCGCTCCCTCTTTCATACTGGTCGCGGATCGCTTCCAAACGTTCGATTTCCCGCTCATGCCGATTTGCCGACAAATCCGAATAAGCAGCAAGCATATCCTGTGCCGCGCCTATTGCCGGAAGGAGCTCTTCATATTTCTCCTTGATAGCATCCACGAACCCGGCAACACGATCTTGAAACGTCGGCTCTGCAAGTTTTTCCGCTTCCTCTTTAACCGTCTGAACCGCTGTCGTCCCTGTCTGCCCGAACCGTTCCCACTCTTCGGGGGTATCTACAAGGTTGCCTTTCAGACGGGAGACGTTCTCCGCTGTTTCGATCAGTGGCATATTTGCCCGTGCCGCCTCAAGTTGCGCGGCTTTGTACTGGTCGGTGAGAATGGCGATTGCCTGCGCCTGGGTTTCAAGCTGTGCAGTTTGGTGCGGCTGCCACGTAAATGACGCAAAGAACGTGAGTTGATCGGAGAGGCGCTCCATTTCGGTTCGGTTGGAGTCGATGACCTGTTGCATTTGCGCAAGGCCTTTTTGGTAGCGGCCCTCCGTTATTGCAGCCTGGGCGGCGAGCTCTGCGGTTATCCGCTCTTGCTCGGCAGCTTCTCTTGCTGCCATCTCCGCAAGCACTTCGGCGGTTCCTGACCGGTCTCTATCGTCTTGCGCGGCAGCCGCGGCGATACGTTGAGACGCAACGCGTAGATCGATCTCCCGCTCAAGGGCAGCGATAAGCTCGTCGCGCTGATTACCGACAGCGATGTTTTCCCATGCCTGCCGAAACAGCCCAGATTCCTCGGTCAAATCCGCCAGCCGAGCGCGAAGCTCCTCCAGGGACTGGTCGTCAAACTCTTGATTCGCGACCCCCTCAAGCAGCTTATTAAGGCCGCGAATACTCTCTACCGCCTCCGTAGCTCGTGTCGTAACGGTCGTCAACCACTCACGAAACGGCCGGGCATTCTCGGAAAGCATACCACCGATGGACTCTTTCAAGTCTCCAAAGGCGTTCGTCAATTGGTCGCGGACACCGGACGCCGTATCAGCGGCAGCGCGAGCAACACCGCCGAACTGGCTTTCAAGCTCAGCAAGAATCAGCCGTTGAGCTTCGGCCATCTCGCCAGCGTCCTGCATTGCCTTGATCTGGTCTTCCTGCTCCTCGGTGAATTGGATACCAACGCGTCGCAACGCGGTGAGTCCCTCTGTCGGGTCTTGCAGTGCCTTGCCAAGCTGGATAGACGATTGCTTCAAGTCTTGGCCGAGAGCCTCAGACATGTCGAGAACGGTCTCAAGAGCATCGGGAAAAACGTCCTTTCCAATAGCTTTGAATGTGAGAAGAAGCGACTGGGCACCGATAATCGCCTCGTCGCCGAACTTTGTGACATCTTGAAGGCTGGAGGCCATGTCAAGAAGCGCCTGCTCCGAGATTCCCGCCGCGAATCCGGTCGATTGGAGTGTCTGAGCAAGGCGCGCCTCAACCTGTTCTTGCTCGGCGAATGCGTCCTCGAGTTCTTTTGCAGCTCGAGCAAGCTGCTGCAGCCCACGGATCGCTGCTCCGATACCTGCCGCAACCACACCAGCTTTCAGCATCTTGCCGAGGCTTTGCATGGACTTGCCGTACTTCTGTGTCGAGGTCCTCGCGCCTTTCGCGGACTTCGAGTACTGGTCCATGTTCCGAACAGCCTTGTCCACTTCCGCGCGGATTTTGACTTTGAGTTCCTCAGCTATCGCCATTATCGTCTCCCGCGTTTTGGTGGCGGCTTGCTCTGTTGCTCAATTCTGTATTCTTCGACTGTACGTTGAAAGAGTCGAATTGCCGCGTGCACGTGTGCCGGTTGTTGCGCCCACCCACCGGCAAAAGGCCATCCGTTATTGTCGAGCCGATACTCGTCCCACCAGCTCAACACCCTGTAGAAATCAGCATTGAAGTAGTCGGGGATGGTATTACGCTTTATCAGGATACCATCCCCGTTTTCGTCTTTCACGCCCTCCACCGGCTGGACCTTGGAGTCAGGCATCCCCCGCCAATACTCAGCCGGCTTTGAAGCGTAGCCCCGCAGCCATAGACTCAGGGCGATTAGGAGTTTTTTCGCTCTCCCTCCTCAATTCGAGATGCGCTTAGGATGAAGTTCCCAAACTCGGAGACGAGACGATGATACCCGATACTGTCTCGCATTTTAAGGAGCGTTGCCGGAGACGATATATCACGCTCCTGGCCGTCCTCGCGAACGATGATGCCGTGGATCTGTTTCACGCAGTCTCGGAAAATCCGATCGTTGTCCTGCTTCGTCTCCCATGACATCGCCGTTTCCGGATCTTCCCCTTCGGCAACAGCCCGAGCTTGCTTCGTCGTAGCGCGAGTGATCACGGACGTGTAGCTGTCCAGTTGTGGACCGGTTGGGAAAACATACTCAAGCCAAACGCGCTCGTCCTCCGGCTTATCCTGATTCCCAGCCGGCCACGACTTCGGAACAAACTCGCCATGATCTTTGAGTTCGAAAATCATCTACTTACTGCTCCTATATGTTGGTGTACCACTTATCCGCCGCCTCAAAAGACGCGGAGAAAGTTTGCTTGCTCTGGACATCCGCCGCCTTGTCAATGCTCACCGTAGCCTCGCCGTAGTACCCAGAAGACCCAGACACGTACAGATAGAGCCACACCGCCGCGGGAGTCCCGCCGTCGAGAAACTGCGTCAGAAGAGCATTCTGCCCGTCGGTATCGGATTGATCTCCGAACCCGGAGAAACTCCCCGAGGCGTCCTTGAGCGTGTAGCTTCTTTTGCGCGCATCGCTTCCGAACGTCGTAATGTCCTCCGTGTCGGCAGAGAATGTCGCATTCCACGAACTGATCTCTGCTACTTGACTTGCGTCAATATAGACGCTCCCTTCATATCCTTGATCAATCGCCATCGTTTACCTCCCGTTTCTTCGCCGGTTTCGGCGCCTGTATCTTTTTCATCAGATGCCCGCAATTCGGACAAATGGCTGCTGGATACGGAGAGCTCTTCCGCTCGCCGCACGTCCCACACTGTAACGATTTCATGCGCCCTCCGTCTGCTTTTGGAGTTGAAAAAATAGTTGCCCGTCTCTGCGACCAACGTCCTGTATGTGCCACTTACGGTCTGTGTAGTAGCCGTACTTCTGCCCGTGCATTGTGCGCGGGTCGAAGTAGTTCATGCTATGCTCGCTAAACGCATGATGGTGCGTGATGTCGGTGTAGGCATCGACGCTCCGCCAATGGACTGTCTGGATGTAGAGATTTCCCTCCGGTTTGGTTACTCGCCAACACTCGTTAATGAGTCCGAGCACATCGTGCACATGCTCGATTACGTCGAGTGCATAGATTGACGAAAATTGGCCATCATCAAACGGCCAAGGCATCCGCGTGATATCCAGTATGGTGTCTACAATCGGAGTCTCTCGGTAGTCCACATTGATTACAGGTTCGTCAGCACCGGTAATCGGATTGTCTCCACACCCAAGATTCAAAATCACGCTATAGCCTCCAGTAGTCTCTCAGCGGCATTTCGCCACGTGTACTGCCGCATCGTCTCGCTTGCTCGCCTTCCTCGCTCAACGGCCACCGGGTAATCTTCCATTACCTCGATCATCCGGTCTATGATGTGGTCAATGTCCGCGCTCGCGTTATGCGTGCACATGTATTGGTCTTCATCAAACGGGTTGACAAACCGTGTCTCTTTCATCTCGTACCGCACCGGGTAACTATTCGACTCGTCCGCGAACGCCGGGATCGAGCTCCACGGCGTCACGATACTTGGGAGTCCCGTAGCCATCGCCTCGCACAACGTCAAACCCCATCCCTCGCCCATTGTCGGAAGCAGAAAGCCGTGTGCGTAATGATACAGATCCGCAAGGGTCGGCCGGTTCTGGTCTATTGCATCCCGATTCGTCCGGGGGAGAATCCGAGAATCCTCCCACACGTTCGGGCTGATTTGCCGAAACCGCTCGACGCGGTCGTGACTCGTAAACTTGAGAATCAACCGAGTCTTGTCGCGCCACTCCTGATGCTTATCGTAGAAATCAACCCACGCCTGCACGACGTGGTTGAATCCTTTCCGGGCGTTTTTAGCGCCGACGTACAGCCAAGTGTAGACACCGTCATCCGGCTCGCTCCGCTCTTTGTAGTAGTACCGATCGACGTCGACTCCCTCCGGCGCTATGCGAATCGGCACAGCGGTGTACTGTCCGATTACCTCTCGGCTAAACTCGCACGGCACAACGATAAGGTCCGGCTGCTGGAGCGGGGGGCGAAACTCCTCGGGAATCTCCGCAAACTCCCACATGCTGTACAGCACATTCCGGCGGCCGAACTCTGGCTTGAAATAGTAGAATGGTAGTAGATGCAAGACGGTTTCTGCATCGTCTACTAACTCAACCCCGAGGTCTACCAATGCGCCGGCGAGCATTGCCGCGTGCGTCGAATATCCAAAGGCGTTTCCGACACCCGGCGTCGACCCTCTCAACGTCAACTTCACAACTTCGCCCTCACACGATCGGCGATAAGCTCGGCAAAGGCGTCGAGTACCTGCGCTGACACATCAATCGGATCTGGAGCCGCCACGACGCTATTGTCAGAATGATGCCGGCGCGCCACAATCTCGACTTGTGTCTCCCAATTCTCCCGTGCCTGACCCATGGTACGAAGATCGACTTTCCGTAGCACAATCTCTTCGATGACGTAGTCCGTTGACTTCTCGAGAGCTGATATTTCATCCTCAAGCTGCTCTCGAAATGACTCGAGTCTACGGTCGGACGTATTCAATTTCCAACTCCATGATGTACTCGTACCTATCGTCAAGCTCCGTTGATTTTGACTCACGAGGGCCGTGGATGAAGCAGTACCGGATCGTAACCCCATCCATGTCACCCTGATACCGCTGAAACAGCGTGATTAGTACGTCGCAAATACTGAGGCCCGTTGCTATCTGATCCCGATTGACGATGACATGGATCTGCATCCGGGGAGACCCGTAATCGAGATTTTCGAACGTGTCCGGGTAGTTGTCCGCCAGCAACGTCCGATATGTGATGTACGGCAACTTGGTCTCCCCGGCATCTTGCGGCGCATTGATGTAGTAGATCCGGCGGCCGACTAAATCAGTCAACGATGATTGCGCAAGCATATAAACCGCTAAGGCCGACTCGATCGTCGTAGACGCCATTACCTCTTCCTGCGAGCTCGAAACCGCATCGATGCTCGATACCCCGGGCCGAACAAAGTTTTCATCTCCCGGCGAATGCCCCGCCGAGACAACCAGATCCCCGGACGGAGAAATGGAGCCTGGTGAAACTCGAGAATCGCCGCCCACGGAACACGAGTGAAAACCTCCCCAACGACCGCGAGTCGAGCATTAGTTCGGGACGTACGAAGACTCCGCGCGGTCTCCCGCGTGATATGGTTAATCATTCGTTCGGCATTATCTCGGATGTGCTCAACGCCAAAGTCGACGAGCTTCTCCGTCTGCTCCCAGACAATCCGGTCGTGTTCTATAAGCCCGAGGTTGCCGTCGATCTCAACCGGCCCTGCCATCTTCGCCTCCCTCGTATTCCTCGGCTTCGAGGATAATCTCTCGCTCTATCTCGTCTGTGCGTGCTACCTCCGTGATGCGGAAATACCGGTCTTGCCACTTGATACGCATTGCTTGGCTTATGCCTGGTCGGTACCGCATGATGATGCGGTACGTCATCAGTCCGGTCCGTGTCTCCTGGTCCTGGAGCTCTCGGCCGCGTTGCGGCTCAATCGCCGCCCATGTGTGGCAATAGGTCTCCCATGCGTTCGCATCCGTTACGCCGGCACCGCGCGGCCTGCGGTACTGCACCGTGACGCGATGCCTGAGTCTTCCGGATCTCATAGTAGGTTCGTCCGGTCTTGGTAGAGTAGTGCAGTCACGCCGACCGGGACGTTGAACATCATCCGGTAATCGGCCGTTTCCCTGCGCTCATACATCTCGGCAACCAGCATCATGATGGCATGGCGGATATTATCCGGGACGTTGTTTGCATTACCATATCCGGCAATGTACGTCACGATGATGCCGTTCATTGGCCGGAGAACCTCATCCGGCCAATCCTCGTCATACACCGGAGAGATCCGACCAGGCTCGCTATCTGTATCAACTTGATACTCCGACGTATCCCAGATAATCGCGGTCTCATCCGTGTCGTAATAGACGACAGATGTAACCGACTGTAACGGAGCTCGCGGCACGCTCATTGGCTCGCTCGGCCACCGGTCCCAAGCAGCTTGCAGCGTCTGCGTGATGTACGCTCGGTCCTGATACGCTTCACACCATTTCCGGGCGGCGGTTATCAGACTCGAGATGTAATCATCCTCAGTAGTCTCTGTTTGGTTGTACGCTACAAGTGAGACTCCGAGGTCAAACGTCGCATCTCCGGTGATCTCGTAGGCCGCGCGGACATACGCTTTGATTCCAGTGTATTCCACTTCGGTGACACTATCGGCGTCGGCTTCTGTGAGACTCACCGTTGAGAATGTCGTATAGGTGGTGTCGTCGTCCGACTCCTCAATTGTCACCGTCGCGGTTCGGGTTGTCCCAGCACCTACCGTCCCAACGGTCACATTCGCCAGTATCGTGCTCGCCCCAACTGCCAACGCGGTGCCGTCGCCACTGGCTGCGGCTGCATACGTCGACGGCGCAACGCTGATCGTAGTGGACACCGCATCGGATACGGATTGCGAGTCTATGCGTAGGTGCTCCTTTGCCTCAGCCAAAGTTACTGGCTCGATACTTGGCTCGGCAATTACGGTTACAGATCGAGCGTCTTGGTTGTATCCTGTCCGCTCGCCACGGTGTCCTATCATATCAGTTGTACACAATCTCGAGGCCGTACTGGATGTTAGACCCGTTGGTCCAAGCAAAACTCAGCACGTCACCATCCCGAAAATACAGAGGTCGAGTCGGGAGATATTGGACGTCAGTTACCGACGACATATCCTGTGTGAACAGTACGATGTCGTACTCCGTCGTGCCTTCAGCCGATTGAAGCGTAACAGTGAAATCGTTCGCGCTTCCAACCGACGCAAGATGTACGCGTACCTCCTCGAGCTGGTACTCGCGGCCCGGAGCGAGTGTCGTTGCGATGTTTCCGGTGCCCTCAGCATACACGTGATACGCCATCGCTATTACCCCTCAAGCTGGAAGCAGCGGACCCAATTTACCTCGACACCGTCGTTCTGCTGTGATCCTGCACCATTGAGATAGCACAGCGACACTCGGAGATTCACATCGTTTGGGACGTTGGTAGACGTACTGGCGACGAGCGCACCGTCGAGGTACAAATACACCGTTGATCCGTTCCAGTAGAACTCGGTGACGACGAACGTGTCAGCTAAAAGAGCTGAACCGGTGGTAGTTGCGCTTCCGGTGCCGTCCTTTCGCACGATGTAGTTCAACGTAGACGATGCGTCGGCCTTGATGAAACCGATCATGTCGTCCGGGTTTCCGGCGAGGATTGTGGTGTCGGTCACCGCAAGCCCGATGAACGCATCAGACTCCGTAATCTCTGAGATGTTCCATCGAGCGCCGAAATACAGCTTGTCAGCGCTGGTCATTTTGAACGCACCGTCGTTCTGGATCTGGACGCCATCGTTCTCATTTGCCGCGGCATTCAGCCGAATAGCGCCGCCCTCGACATCAGTTTGAGCGACGATGTCAGAGGTTCCGGTTCCGGCCTCGACTGCAGTCGCTGTCCATCCGAGGAGTTCGCCGCCGGTGATTGGCGGCTGTTGAAAGTCGCTTTTGAGCTCTCGGACGTCAGGACCCTGAGCGTCGAGCCATCGCTGATATCCGTCTGCGTCCGAGTAGTAGATCAGGTTCCCGTTTATCCATCGGGTCCGCATCTTTGTAATTGGCATAGTAGCCTCCCATAGCGTTGCTTTTTGCCGCGGTGGTTCCGCGAGAATTCGTCAGTGGGGCCGAAGCCCCACATCATGATTAGGTCAAGGCAGACGGTGCGTCGTTCTGCTTGAAGCGGCCGTCGAGGACCGCAACGATCGCTACCTCACACGCCGAAGCGGAACCGCCCGGATCTACGACGATGCGCACATACGGGTATCCGTCGGTGAGCTCGTCCGCGTCGATCTCGATGAGGAAGATCTTGTCGTCATCGGTAGCCGCGACCGTGACGCCAGCAGTGGTGGCCGCCGTGATGTCTCCATAGGCGTCACTGGTGCCGGTTACGCCGCTCTCACGATACCGGAAGTCGATAGCGGTCGAATTGCTCGGCGTGATGTCGTCGCACTCCTCTACAGTGATTACGGCAGTGTCACCGGTAATCGTGCCGATGTAGACGAGAAAACAGCCCGAGTGGTTCTTTCCGAGATTGACGATATCGGAGTTGACGGTGGTTGACCCAGTGTCCACTGGGCTGGTCAAGCCGACGATATGGTACTTTTCAGCAAAGTTAAGTATTGCTCCCATGGTTACCTCCTATTAGGCTCGCGCAGCGAGCGTGACGAACGCAGAGATCGTATCCGATCCCTTGAACGGGGTGATTGCCGAGTTGCGCATGGTCTGGCCGTCAACGCGGTAGATGAACCGAAACGCCATCTCGTCAGTTGTAAACTGTACGTGCATCGATGCCGCCGACTGGACGCCGCCCTTGTCGATCAGGATGTAGTCGGACAAATCCGCGAGCACGATGTCGCCCTTGTCGCCGAGCGTCGGAGACTGCTCGAGGTACAGGATCGGACGGCCGAGAAGCGTCTCGTTCGGCATCCCCTGCGCCTGGTTTGCCGGCAGCCACACCGGAACACCGCCGGTACCGACCGGCATTTCCATGCCCATGAGCTCCGACAGCGTGTCGATGTTCGCAAGCCACACCGCATTCGCTCGATTGCGAGCGTGCAGACGCCGGTACATGTTCTTGATGTTCTCCCACTCGATCGTGTCGGCGTTCTGACCGGTTTCTTTAGACACGGTGACAAGCGCTGGAGACTCGAGGATTCCAAGCGGCTTGCCTGCACCATCGCCGTTGAGGATCGCGTCCTGGACCTTGAAGTTGAGCTCCTGCGGCACGACGTCCATGATGTAACTTTCAAGCATCGACGCGTCCTGCAGCAATTCATCGGTCGAGTAGACGAGGGCGAACAGCTTGTTGAGCGTCAAGTCGATCTCGCGAAAGCTCGGCTTGCTCGAGGTGATGGTCGCAGCTTCCGCGCCCCAATATCCCCGGACACCGCCGAATCGGCTGCCGTCTGCGCGGCTTGTCTCATCGACGCCGTACATCTTGGTACCGTTCGAGTTTGCTGAAACGGGCATGCGGCGCACTCGACTGATGAGCTGCGTGTTGTCCTCGTACATGCTGCGAATGAGTTCCTGCGAGAAGTCCGTCCCGACGAGGAACCCGCCGTCAGACGGAACGGCTTCCTGCAGTCCGCTTGCGGCGCCGAACACCTGCTTGACGTTTGCGACACTTCGCTGCTGGTGTCGATTGAGGCGTGCGGACTTCTCACCGCGGAGAGACGCCTTGGCAACATCCTGGAAAAACTCGCCGAGTGAATACGGGGCCTCATCCGCGACGTCATGCACATGGATGTTGGGACGCATCGGGTCAACATCAGCCTGCCGCGCGGCGAGCTTCTCCTGAACCGACAGCTTCTTTTCGGTTGCCTCGATCTCGTCGAGCTTTGCCTCGAGGGCCGTATAGTCCTCGTCGGTGAACTCCTGCGTCGCATCATCGGCTTTCGCCTTGAGCTCGTCGACCTCGGTCTGAAGCGACGCGATCGTATTCTTCAGTGTGTCTATGATGTTCATAGGTTACCTCTTGATCTTCGTGTAGTTTGCGGCCAGGAGACGTTTCGCTCGTGACCTTGTGTCCTGTTTCGACTGCTGTGGTTGCTTCGGCTCCTCGTCCCGAGGATAACCACCGGCAAGAATCTGCTTCGCAAGGCTCGCAGTGAAGCCTGCGTCCCGCAAGGCTCGCTCTGCTCCACGCTTGGTCTGCATCCGGCGCTTCGGTGCCCTCCCGGCACTAGCTCGAGCGCTCTCATCGGTTGCTCCCAGCAAGTCTACAATCGTGTTATTTCTCTCAGAGTCCGCTTGCACCAGGCCAACGAGCTCGGCCGCAGCATCCTCGTTGAAATCGTCTCGGCCGATTATGTCGCGCATGATGTCAACCGCATCGGACTTCGACTCTAACAAGCCGTTGACTTCCTCCTGCGTATCTTCGTTGATCTGCGCTTTGTGGTGCAATTTGTCTGGTACGTGCGCAAATCCGTATTTCTCGAATACGCTCACGTACCGCGCGGCGTTGGCTGCCGCATCTTTGATTGTGTCGTCAACGATATCGACGAAGCCGTATTCCTCGGCTTCGGTCGCGGTCAACCAGGTCTCTTCCTTCATGAGCTCGAGCGCTTCCTCGGTAGACAGGTTCGAGTTTGCCGCATAGATGTTCGCGAACTCTCCGGCCATTTTTCGCAGGAGACCGGCAGTTTTCTCCATCTCGTCCGCATCGCCGACAGCCATCGTGTAGGGGTTGTGGATCATGAAATAGGTACCCTCGGCCATTGTCAGCGTAGCGCCTGCCAGAGCGACAACGCTAGCTGCGCTTGCTGCGAGGCCCATGATCTCGACATCAACCTTGTCGCGCCTGGATGCGAGCATGTTGTATATCGCCATGCCGTCGAACACGTTTCCGCCCGGCGAGTTGATATACAGCATGATGCGCTTGTCTTTGTCTATCGCAGCAAGGTCCTTTTGGAATTGGCTGGCATCGGTACCCCACATGCCTATCTCGTTGAAAATGGAGATCTCGGCAGGTCCGTTAGTGTCGGCTTGCGCTTTTATCGTGTACCATTTCTTGTTCATCGTCGACTCTTCTCCTCCCCACTGCCGTTCACACACTGCGAGCCGCTGCTCCTCGTCCACAAAGTCACGCTGCATTGTGTCATCTGACATGCAGCGTTCGATAAACTCGTCCTCGTTTTCATTCGGCCGCGGTTCTGGCATCGGCATCAGGGGCCTCCGTTTCCTCAGGCGCGGTATCCGCGATCTGCTGTGCAAGCTCTACCTTCGAGTATTCACGCGCGTCTTTCATGTTTTCCGGCATCCAGTAGACATTACCCTGGTCGCCGGGTAGCTGACTGAGGTTTTCTCGCTGGCGGATCTCGTTCGCGTTCATCCAGCCGTTGTTCCTTGCGACAGCGTAGGAGTCGTATCGCGTTTTGATGTCTGCGCGGAAAAGCGCGTCGATCAGATACTCGCTGTATACGTTTGGGTCTTGGCCGAGGAGCTTCACATCGATAATTGCCTCCCACCGCTCAAGCCACGGACGCAGGGTATCGATGTAGTAGCTCATCTGCTCGGATGCTATGTTGTCGTATGTCGCCCGACTCAAGTCTTTGAGCTTATGCGGCGGCATGTTCAGCCACCGGGCCACTTCCTGGATGTGAAAGACCCGGCTTTCGAGAAACTGCGCGTCCTTGAGTTGCATCCCGATCGACTCAAGCTTCATACCCTCTTCGAGTACAATAGTTCGGCCGGCGTTGTCTATTCCACCGTACTGTTTCTGCAGCGACTCCTTGAGGTTCGCGCGCGATTGCGGCTTCAGCGTTTCAGGATGCGTCAGCACCTTCGTGATGTGGGTCCCGTTCTCGTAGAACCTGTTGGCGAACGTGTCTTGAGCTCGGCCGAGGGTCAGCGACTCCCTCGCCAACGTGAGTACGGAGTACCCGCGAATGCCGTCGAAGCCGAGCCCGGGAATGTGGAAGATCGAGTAGTCCGGGTAGGCTATCTTCCGCCCGCTGTTGTTCCGAAATATGTACGTCCTGTTCCATTCGTCATCTACCTCGATTTCAACCGCCGCCGGATTGAGCGGCCAGAGCTCTCTCGGTCTGTTCGCCGCGTCACGGCGGATGTAGCTGTAGTGATTGCCGTAGTTTATCAGGTGGTTCTGTGCTGTCTCCTTCCAGATGAACGACGGCATCAACGGATTGGCCATTCCGTGCAGCAGATTGTAGACCGGGTGCAACCGGTGCCGCTCCCGCGACTCGAAACCATCGCCGTCGGTCGTTCGTTTGTAGACGAACAACGGCAGACTGGCGATTGTTTGGCAAATCTGTTGGACACCGTTGAACCATGCACTGATGTGCAACGAGCGATCGTCTTGGACCGAAGAGCCGAACGCGCCTTGATTCGCATGGAGCTCCAAGAGTCGATCGAGAGTGTCAATACCGATGTTGGCCTGGTACGCCTTTCTCGCGGCTCGCAGGCGCTTCATGAACTTCGGCATTGACTCTCCTTAACGTCACTCTCTGGTTACTTATATGATAACACAGCCGTCAAGGGTGTTGGGAATAGGACAAAGAAAAAGCCCCTCCGGGGGAGGGGCCGCTCAAAGTACATGGGTTTCTTTCAGTCTGTGGCGGACTTCGCTACAGAATGACGCTTCGAATGAGGTCGAGAATCGGACCCGCGTGACCACCTATTGCTGCGGCCACGGCTGTGACTACCAGCGCCGTAAAGATGACCGTTGCGGTGACGAACGTTACTGTTTGCATTTTCTTCGTGAGCATAAATCCTCTCCTGTAAAAGTTTGTCGCGACTGCCTTGCCATTTGGACACAAAAAGGCCGCGTCAACGGTGGGAGCCGAACCGGGTCACAGATGACCCCTCCCACCGCTTTCGCGGCCTTGCTGCAAATACACCCGGGTTCGGTCGGATGATCTACCTACACTCTAACGCACCATCTCACGCCCGTCAACATTTTTTGCGCTAAACCCAAATTCACGCATCAAAGCGCAACCGCAGACATTCCCGATGCACAACGCACCGGGCGAACTGCAAATACCAGCTGGTTGTCTTGCCCGGTTCCGTTTTCCCGAGAGCTCCCCATACCGCCGAATACAGCGCGTTGCGGTCTTGCGGTCTCGAATACCTGTGTGTGTCGATGTACTCGAGTATCTGCCGCTTGAACTCTCGGTCTACCCACAGTGCGAATACGTGTTCGGTGGTCACAGTATCAGTAGCCCCCGCTCTTCGTAGACGCTCTCCGTGCCGTTATAACGTACCGCGCGGTCGAGCGCCATAACTGCTGCGACGATATTGTCGATCCGCTTTCGGCTCTTGGTGCGATCGGGTTTGACGAGACGTACCAGGCCAGTCGGGCCTTGCCACAGGTTGACGCATCCCATCTGCCAGCGAATCAGCGGATTGTCTCCGTGCGCCATCTCGCCGGCGAATGCCTTACTCTCAAACTCTTTGACCGCCGGGCTCATGGACTGTGACCCTTGGCGGAACTCGTACATCTCAACTCCGAGCTCAGTCAGGTCTTGCGCAAACTGCTGCGCTCCCCACGGATCGTAGCACACTTCCTTGAGCTGGTAACGTTCGGCCGCGTCCAAAATGTATTGCTTGATGAACTCGAGGTCGATTATCTCTCCGGGTGTCGTACTCAACAGTCCTTGCTCGACCCACACGTCATACGGCACGCGATCGGAGTCGATGTGCTGCACAAGCGTATCCTGCGGCATCCAGGCATGGTGTACAAATTGAAACGGCTCCCCTTCGCTTTCCGGCGGGAAGCAGAGAGCACACGCGGCTAAGTCCACGCGGCTTGCAATGTCGATTCCGCCAAGGCATACCCGGTCCTGCAGCGCAGACACATCCACCTCGGTCTCGTTCCGGCGCCACACGTCTATCGACAGCCACACCGTCTCTTGCTGCGTCCAAACATCCAATTTCTTGGTGAGGAACTCGGTTTGCTTCGACGGCATCTCGATTGCTTTCTGGAACATCTTTCGCATGTCGTCTTCATTGACAGACACGCCAAGATTCGGGTTTGCCTTGATCCAGACCGACTCGTCCTTCCAGTCATCCTCCTCGTCCAGGGTGTAGATGATAGCGAAGTAGTTCTCGTTCGTGTTCGTGCCGTCCAGGACGCCGGCCGCGTATTCCATTTCGTCGTAGCACGGGACGGAAATGTCGAGTCCTGCTGTCGTGATAATCCACAGGAGCGGCTGTGTACGCGATCCCATTCCAGAGCGGAGCACCTCAACCATGCCGGCGCTCTTGTGCGCGTGGTACTCGTCAACGAGAGCACCATGCACGTTCAACCCGTCCTCCGTGTTGGAGTCCTCGCCGAGCGGCTTGAAGAATGCGGCCGTCCGCGATACGAAGAGGTTGTCCCGGTGCTTGGTTATGAGCTGCTTCAGGTCGTGGGACTTCTCGTACATCTGTACCGCCGCGCGGTGGATGATGCGCGCCTGGTCGCGTTTCGTCGCGGCAGTGTAGACCTGCGCGCCGGCTTCTTTATCTGCGGCCAGGAGCGCGAGGCCAATTGCCGCGAGCTTCGTTGACTTGCCGTTCTTCCTCGCTACTTGCTCATAGACCTCGTTGAATCGCCTGTGCCCGGTACGCGCATGCACCCAGCCAAAAACGGAGGCGATAATAAACTGCTGCCATGGCTCGAGCTCCAACGGCTCGCCTGCCTTTTCGCCCTCGAAGTGCTTGCAAAACGTCTGAATGAATCTGATTACATGCTCGCCTCGCTTTTGGTCGAAAATGTAGGGAAAGCCGTCGGTGTCCTGCCGTTGGAGATCCCGCAGGTGTCGCGCTACAGCATTCTGGACGTGCTGGCACGCGACCATCTTTCCCTGCTGAATGTCCCTGCAGTACCTATTCCACGGTTTCACTACACGGACTCGTTGAGAAACTTGAGGAGCTCTGAGCCTTTATCGTCGTCAGATTGCTTGATGTGCAGTTTTTCTCGTACGCTTGGGGTAATTCCGAACAGCGTGTAGTACTGGCGTTTTTCCTTCTGGATCTCGAGCGCTTCCTTTGCGGCCGGGTTTGGAACGCGCTTGGCGCCGCCGTTTCCGAACTCCTGCCACAAATACCGACCATTTTCCTCGATGTCGGCCAGTGCCTGTTTTTCCGCTGCCTCGAGCTCGCACAAAGTAGCAAGCGCCTCTCTGTCGCCTGATTGCAGAAGACCTGCGCCGTGCAATTTACCTGCGTACCATCGCCAGTACTTCCGTGCAGCTTTGGTCAGTGATGCCGGCATCGTCGGCTTGGCATCGCCTATGATCGGGGCATCATCGGTATCGTGGCGATCCGGTCGATAGGTGCCCTCAATCTGATGTACAGCGGCCGGTTTCCGTGGTCTGCCTTTTGGCATAAGCCCTCCAAATGTTAGACGCCTCTAACTCTCCAATTCTGACGGTGAAAAAAGACGAC